CATATACGCCACGCCTTTTTAATCCTTCAATAAGATTTGATATTCTAGTTGTAACTCTATCTAATTCTTCTGCTTGGTCTTGATACAATGTAAACTCTGGTATTGGAACGCTTGTATCATTAGTTCTTACAGCTATCATAGGTGTAGGAGTAGGAAAGAAATCTTGTAATTCATAAGGGTCATCATCTACTCTTAAAATTTTATCGTAATTTCTAGCTACATAATATCTTTTGTATTTTACTCTGTCCCATATTTCCCAGACTTCTGCTCTTTTAAATACTTCTTCTGCTTCATAGTTTTCTTCGTCAGAATCAGGCGACCAATCTAAAGGTATATCTTCTACATTAGAAAAACCTTTATCTTTTAATTCATCTCTTGTCCATAAATGCCTTCTGGCTTTCCAACTTACATCTTCTGGTCTTTTTGCTGGATTTTCTCTGTAATCTTCCCAATGAACATAATCAAAATAACAGCGTTGTTCTGCTACTCTTTCTTCTTCAACTTCAATAATTACTCTTTCGCCCATTTCGTTGATTTGTTCCATTTGTACCATTTCTTTTACAAATACTGGGTCATATACAACCCAAACTACGCCACGACCTGGCAATAAATAATCTTCTAATGCTGATTCTATAGGTTTATTAGCATTATATACATCATTAGCATAAGCCAATGTTCTTTCTATTACTCTAGCTATATCTTTAGTAACTGGATTATTGTCAGGAAATCTTCTTCTTACATCAGGTTTTGCCATTTTAGCAAATAATGCACCTTTTAAAGTTTCTGTATTTGCCCATAAAATATTAAACTTTTTTTCAGAACCCATACCATAAGTATCAACATTACGCTCATCTCTGTAACGTTCTACTACTTTTCTACCTCTTTTACGCCAATCTTCTTCTGTTTTATCAGCATTATTTAATTCTATGTGCCAATATTGAGCAGTACCTTGTTCTAGTTCTAGTTTAGACCTTGTTTCTTCGCTTGCCATTAGCTTTTTTCCTAATTACTTTTATTTTATCTTTTTTATTTGACATTTGATAAAAAGTATAATCCATTTTTTTATAATTACCATCATATTTTTCATATTTTGTCATTATATTCTTGGTTGCCCTTTATTTTTCTCTGATTTTAAGTGCATTTCAACCATTTCGTCAAGCGTTGGTTGTTTATATAAATTTTCTAATGGGTCAATTTCTTTTGGTTTTGGTTTAATATTTTTATATGCCATAGCTAAATATCTAAAGCTATCACTTGCGTGTGATGCCCAATTATGTAAAGGCGTTCTTTTAAAAACTCGTTTTATATCGTCCCATTCTCTTTGATAATTTCTTAACGCATTTAATCCATCTTCGCATTTTTCTTGATCAAAATAACAATGTTTTAATAATAATCTTGCTGCATTTATGCCGTCATCAACTTTATGGCTAGGAACTATGCGTGGTTTTCTACCCATGTTTAATAATGTTTCTGCTCTAGTTCTACCAGTTCCTAATTCTCTAACTTTAGCATCATGTGGTAAATAATCATCTCCCCAATAACTATATGGCAATTGTTCCATCATTTTAACGTAATGGTCTAAACCTACTCCGCCACTTTCATAATAATCAATTATTCTTATTTCACCCATAGTAACTTGAAAAAACCATAAAGCACAACTATCGGATATTCCTAAATCCCATGCTACATGAACTGGTAAGGCTTCATCATATTCTACTTTTGTTATCCTACCATCTTGTTCTGCATCTATAATTAAATTACCATAATAAGCACCTTTAATTGCTGCTGCCCAGCTGCACTCAAACTCTTGCATATATTCATCTTCACCCATTTGTAATTTTGCTGCTTCTAATTCTTTTGAGTCTACAACTTTAGTTTCTGATGCTTTATAAATAACTCTGTACCAATCTGAATCATGTTTAGCGTCTTCATATAATCTCCAAAATTGATTTCTACCTTTAGGTGTACCAATAAATATTGCCCAACCTTTTCTATCAACTAATGCTGGTCTTACAACTTCAGACCATACTCTAGGACTCATATCGGCATATTCATCAAGTATTACGCCATCAAGATATATACCACGTAACGCATCTGGATCATCACCAGCACCATATAAACGAATACGACTACCATTTAATAAATCTACTCTAAGTTCTGATTGATTAATTTTAGTTCCGGGAATATCCCTTGTATAATAAACTAGATAATCCCAAGCTACTGCTTTTGCTTGTCGGTAATACGGAGCAATATAAGCATATCTACCATCATTACGTTCTGTTTTTAATTCTAATGCTTTACGCAATAACTCAGTAACAGCATACACAGACTTTCCCCAACGTCTATGTGATACACAAATTTTAAATCTTTTATTATTCTGATGTAGTTTTGCCTGTAATGGTCTAGGCGTATAGGGTATTGTAATATGCATTTACGCTTTTTTCTTAAACCCTTTTTTCATACTAGCATACGCTTTAGGTGATATAGTAGATTTACTTTTAGGTCTACTTATTCCTTTTTTTCTTCTAGCATTTATATTTGCATATAATCCACGTCTTGCCATATTATCCTCCCTAAGATTTTTTATGTCTTTTTGCAAAGTTTCTAGCAGACTCTGCATTTCTAAATCCCCATTTTTTTAAAGCCAACGCTTTACGAGTAGGATTACCTTTTGCATCTTTCATTGGTCCTTTCATACCACCAAAGCGTGCTGCAAATGATATTCTTCTTGGATTTGTGCCTTTATTTAATGGAGCTTTTAAATTACTGCCAGTTGTTCTATTTAAATGTGCTCTACCTTTAGCCGATAAACCGCCACTTGGACTTTTATGAATTTTTTTCATCTATAACTGTCCCTTCAGCTTCTATTGTCTTCATATTTTTTGGTGGGTCAAGTGAAAAACTAACAGAAATAGCATTTGGCAATCCTTCATGCTCTACTTTTTCTGTAAATCCTGCTTTAGTTTTAGCTAAAAATATAGCTGATATAGTATCGCCTTTCATAGCTTTAGTGTATAATTTACTACCTAAAGACATAACTAATCTTTCTTTGCCAGTTTCTAAAGCGTGTGAAAAATGCTTTCTTAATGTTTTAGGACTACATCCTACTAATTTAGCTATCTGCACATGATTTAATCCAAACGCCACACCTAAAGAACAAACTCTTTCTGTTTCAGGTGTTGGTTCAAATTTTGGTCTACCCATTTCTGCCATTATAATACCTTATATTAAATATTAATTATTTTAATTAACTCATTGTTTTTATTATGTAATATTTACTTTAAATTTATTCCAATTTATTTTTGCGTCATACCTTTCTTCCCCATTATTATTTTTTATCTGTAAATTTACTAAATTTTTTCCCCATTTTTTAGCTAATTTTATTGACATTTCTTTTTCTAAATTTAATTTATTGTATATTTCATGTAAACCACCTTTATTAGCTCCAAAGGTAGGGCAACTAAAAGACAATTTCAAGCATCTCATAATATAATTTTTTTTACTCAATATTTGTAAAGCTATATCTCTATCTCCTTTTAACTGAAAATTTAGATCATAATTTACATTTAAAGTGCGTTCTTTATTAAAACAAACACAACAATCGGCATAACCATTTAATCTAAAATCTTTTTTTTGACTCCAAGAATATTGTTGATATTCTAAAGCTCCTAAACTAATAGGCATTAAATTAAAAAAATTTTGCGCTTCATATAATGCTTGCTCTGGTGGTATTTTATGATTTTTATTATTATTAGACTTAAAAAAATTTGATATATCGTCATCTATTACCCAATACCAAAGTTCTTTTTGTTGTTCAGCATATTTTTTTGTAAAATTTCTAGCATAATATAAACCTTGATTATTTTTTTCTAATTTAATAATATTATAAAATTTATTCCATTTTTTATATTTATTTTCATCTTGCGGTTCTATAATAATAAATTTTTTTGTTTTTAAATTTTTTATTAATTCTAAAAGTTTTCCTTCAGGTCTGTTTTTTGATGCAATATAAATAGGGTGTATTTCATTATTCATTTATTTAACCCTTTAAAATTTTTTCTATTTTTAACTATTATTAATTCTTCATCTTTACTACCACATTTAGACATATTTTTTCTATAATAACAAACGATACTTACTCTTTCATATGGTTTTTTAGCTGTTATAGGTAGATTACCATGCCATTCATGCACATTAAAAAAGCATACATCAGTGTTTCTAACATTAAAACCTACCCCATATCTAGGCAAACAAGTTTCTCCGCCTTTATAATCTCCTGCTTGTAAAACTGCTATATTGCCTAAACCTTTTTCATAATCTCCTGCATCTGTATGTATAGCTGTCCTAAAATTTTTATTAACTGTAATAGTTGTAAAAACAGTATCTTCTATTAAAAAATCTTTATTAGTTTTATTAGCTATATCATATTGTGCTTGCCACCTATCTGGGCAGGCTTTTTTAAATTCTTTAGATATAGCTTGTATATATGCTTTTGATTTTTGAAAATTAGGCATATTTTTATCAGTCCATGCTGTTTGCCTACAATAAGGAAACCTTACATTCCTATCAAAATATCCTACTATACCACTATTAACTTGATTTGCTCTAGCAACACTATCTAAAGTTCCATCTTTTTTAACTACTGTAAACCTTTTTTGAGGTTTGCCTGAACTTAACATTTGACCATTAATGCTAGTATTATCACTAGGAGTATGAAAACCAGCTGCGTCTCCCCTGTTATTTGTCCCTGTAGCTGCCGACCTTAAAGCATAATATGCTCTTTTACATAAATTAGCTGGTATTACATTTTTTCTAAAAAAAAATAAAGGTTCGCCGTTTTCATCATAGGCATCACAATCATAATCTATAATATGATTTATTTCATTAGTTTCTACAAAAGTACCTGACCTTTTACTAAATTCTTTATAGGATTGTTTAGCTTTTACTTTTAATAGTTTTGCTGGCATCTTCTATAACCTTATATACAACGTCAGATAAATTATCTAATTTATAAAAAGATTGCAACTCTTTAGCCATATTTCTAAATCGTTCTTCTGTTTCTGTATTATAAAATAACTGTACTAGCTTAACATTACTAGGAGCATAATCTGTAATATCATCAACATCATTATCTTCTTCATCATCTACTTCTGAAGCAAAACTTAATAATTGGTCAGCCGTTATTTTATTTATTTCGCCTAAATCAAAACCTGTTAACGTCATATCAAAATCTAAATCGCCTATAGCTATAAGTTCATCTTTTAATAAACCTGTGTCCCAATCAGCTATTTCTGCTGATTTATTATCCATTATTCTATAAGATTTTTTTTGTGCTTCACTTAATCCTTTAGCTATATGTACTGGTACTTTTTTTAATTGTAATTCTAATGATGCTGCTAAACGAGTATGCCCAGCTAAT